CAATCCAATGAAACGATTAGAAACCACGATTCTCAAGAATTTGATATTCAATGAAGATTATGCTCGTAAAATTTTACCTTTCATAAAGTCGGAGTATTTTACCGACAACACAGAGAAAATACTCTTTCAAGAGGTTGAAGAGTATATCAATCACTACAAGAATCTTCCAACCTACGAATCGCTTGTAATCAATTTTACCGAATCGAAAACACTCACGGAACAACAAGTTCAAGATTCAGTTGAAATGCTTCGTGAAATCAACGCTGAAAAAAATGAACCATCCGACATAGCATGGTTAATAGACAACACTGAAAAGTTTTGTCAAGATAAGGCACTATACAATGCCATCATGAAGTCGGTGAAGATTCTTGATAATAAATCTGACAAAGACAGTAAAGGTTCTATACCACAACTATTGAGTGATGCACTTGGTGTATCGTTTGATTCATCTGTTGGTCATGATTATGTTGAAGATGCTGATAATCGATTTGAGTTTTATCATCGTCACGAAACAAAGATACCATTTGACCTAGACATCTTCAATAAGATTACTAAAGGTGGTCTGCCAACTAAAACTTTGAATATTGCACTTGCTGGTACAGGTGTTGGTAAATCTTTGTTCATGTGTCACGTTGCTGGTTCTTGTTTGTCGCAAGGTCTGAATGTATTGTATATCACGATGGAGATGGCCGAAGAACGAATTGCTGAACGTATCGATGCTAATCTTTTGAACATTGACATATCCGATCTTCATGCTATCAGTAAACAAGATTATGACCGCAAGTTTTCTGCAATGAGAGTAAAGACACAAGGTAAGTTGATTATCAAAGAATATCCAACTGCTGCGGCATCTGCACTTCACTTCCGTGCTTTGTTAAATGAATTACAACTAAAGAAAAGTTTCAAACCTGACATCATCTTTATCGACTATCTTAACATTTGTGCAAGTGCTAGAATCAAACCAGGTTCTAATGTCAATAGTTACTCTTATATTAAAGCGATTGCCGAAGAGTTGAGGGGTCTGGCCGTCGAGTTCGCAGTACCGATAGTATCTGCCACTCAGACTACCCGTTCTGGTTTTACCTCCAGCGATCCTGGACTTGAGGATACATCTGAATCGTTTGGTCTGCCAGCAACTGCCGACTTTATGTTTGCTTTGGTAAGTACCGAAGAGTTGGAGCAGTTGAACCAGATTATGGTCAAACAGTTAAAAAATCGATATAATGATCCAAATACATTCAAAAGATTCGTCATAGGTATTGACAGAGGTAAGATGAAACTGTATGATGTAGAACAAGGTGCTCAAGATGACATCGTAGATTCTGGCCAAGTTCCACCAGATAAACCTCTGAACTCATTTGGTGATCGAGAACGACTAAGTGGAATGAAGAATAAGTTCGGAGGATTCAAAGTATAAATACTCAAATAACTTAGGAGATTATAAATGGCATTAAGTTTAGGTGAACTTAAAAAGAGATCAGGAAGAATTGATACTTTTGTCAACATGTGGTCAAATGGAACTCCTTTTGTATTTGAGGATGGCAATTCTAGGCAGATTATATCAATAATTCTGGATAGAACGACTGAGTTGGATGTGAGAGAACTATCTAAAGTTGCAAAGAGAAAAACCGAACAACTTGAACAAGCAAAACTTGCCCTAGAACAAGCAAAAAATGGTGAAGTTTTAGCAGACGATAATAAAAAATATCCGTTTGGAAAATTATCCAAAACTAAAGAATTTGGGGGAACAGGAGGTACTTCTAAAACTGAGGAAGTAACCAAAGTATCTGGTGGTGTAATTACAGAAGTTTTAAGTGAAACCGGTTTTTGTTTTTATTACGCACTCCTAGTAAACAATAAATTAGATTCTTTTAATAAAGAATCATTTAAAACTGTTGGAACCAAACAAGAGTATTTGCGGTTGATAAATGATCTTGGATTATCCAAACAACTATCAGATTCAGTAAAAGATAGCCAATTGGAAAAATATATAAAAATAATGTATCAGTTCTTAGGCACTGGATGGGACGAAATTCTCAGGGCACAAGTTAAGAAATTTAAAATGACATATAATAAAGCGGGAAGTTCTTATTATATGTCCAGAAGTCCTGCTATTCCAGATGCGTATAGTCCTTATACAACATATCGTGCAGTTGCAAAGATGATGCAGAAAAAATTCAACTTCGATAGTGCTATTGGAGAAGATAAATGGAATCCTGCAGATTTATGGATTTATAATGATGCTGCTATTAAAAAATTAACTGAGTTGAATACCCTTGCAGATAAACTTAGACGACAAGATGGAGATGAATATAAAATCTCACTTTTGGATATGGTAAATGAAGAGATTTATAAGTTATATGAAGATGGAGTATGTTTTCCAGTGTCGTTAAAGAAATCAAGTCTTAGTCCTCATATCGATAGAATAAATGTAAAAGGTGAAACTGAAAAGATTACTACTTTAGATAAAGTGGAACTTTCTGAAGGTAATATTGATGTGAAGTTTCACTTTACATTAAAAGTTTTTCAAGGCGGCAAATTAGTCTATACAAATAATAAATTAAGAGTTAAGATGAAGGCTGGAGCATCTGGTGGTTTTCGTTTAGAGATCGAAGGTGGTAAGGATGCTCGATTCGGTTCTATAGGAACTGGAATCTATCAATTTATTATTAAAGAAACAGATGATTCTGGTTTAAAAGTTTTGGAAAAAATAAGAGACAATGTTAAAAAATCCAATGAAAATTTACAAAGTGTTATACCATCAATGAGTGATAAGATATGGTTTGGTGGCACAAAATATATGTCATTGGATAAAGATGTTAAAAACAAAAAACTAATAACCGAATTAGTGCCATATTTACAGCAAATGTATGAAAAAGTAAATGGTAAAGGAAAAACTTTTGATTTCAGTTCAGTGAAATCTGGTTCAGAAATAGAAAAAATTTATAATAAAACTTCAGCAGCAGAGTTAGCAATTGCAGTAGGAAATATTGTAAACAAATATAGTAGAGACATAGTTGTTGAGAATCTTGTTGATGCTGCATCTTCGGCAAGAATTAGTGCTGGAATTAGACCAGAACAAATAGAGGCCAGAAAGAAACAATTGGGTGGTAAAATAGATGATGATTTTAAAACTCTTCCTACAAACATGGCAAAACTTGTGTTTACCAGTTGTTTCCATCTAAAGATATCCTAAAATGAAATTTTCAGAGTACATAACCGAAGCAAAAGAAGGTAAGAATGTTCACTTAGAGCATTTGGAAGATAATATACTGAACAATGGTGTATCTGGCGCACGTGAGGCAATCAATTTTCTCCGTTCACTTCGCAACATGTTGGCAGGTCATTCCGATGTCAAAGTAAACGTTACGACGAAATGGGATGGTGCGCCTGCTATATTTGCTGGCATCAATCCAGAAAATGGTAAGTTCTTTGTTGGTACAAAATCTGTATTCAACAAGAATGCCAAACTAAATTATACTGATGCAGACATCGACGAAAATCATCCATCAGAGGGACTGAATGATAAACTAAAGACTGCACTTGCATACTTGCCTAAGTTAGGTATCAAAGGTATTCTGCAAGGTGATATGATGTTTACTAAAGATGATTTGAAACATGAAGTAATTGATGGAGAAGAGTATATTACATTTCAACCAAATACAATCGTGTATGCAGTGCCAGCAAACACTAAACTTGCAAAGATGATGCAAGCGGCACAACTTGGTATCGTATTTCATACAGCATACACAGGTAAAGATATTGAGAACATGAAAGCATCATTCAATATCGATATCGGCCATTTGACAACAACGAAAGATGTTTGGTTTCGTGATGCCTCATTTACTGATGCATCTGGTTCTGCTACATTCACAGAAAAAGAAACTGCTGATCTTACATCTATTCTTTCGCAGGCAGGTAGATTGTTCAATACAATACCAGCACTAACACTCAATAAGATTGCTGCCTCTGAAACTTATCTAACACAAATCAAAACATACAACAATACCAAAGTGCGTGAAGGTCAAGAGATTCGTGACACCAGAGCACATGTGAATGGATTGATGAAGTGGGTAGAAGATAAACTCAACAAAGAAATATTAGCAGCAAAGAAAGAAGAAACAAAACAGAAACGCATCAAAGAAAAAACAGAAGTGATGCGATTCTATCGTACCAATGCAGCACAGTTGAAGAACGTGTTTGATTTGATGAACATGATCATTGAAGCAAAACTTATGATCATTCGTAAGTTAGAAACCATTCGTTCGATTGGTACATTTGTTCGTACAGATGATGGATTCAGAATCACAGCACCAGAAGGATTTGTTGCTGTAGATAAACTAAAAGGCAATGCTTTGAAATTGGTTGATCGATTAGAGTTCAGTCATCAAAACTTTAATGCTGCCAAAAACTGGAGTAAATAATGGAATACGATATCAATAAGATTATGGCAGAATATGGTGATGATGACTTCGGATTCACCACAGTAGATGAGGCAGAATATGAAGCGGTTATTGCCGAGAAAGATGAAACCGTAGAAGAGTATAAATTGAGATTGGCACAAGTAGAAAAGATTATTATGCCTTTTCTGACCAATCTGCTCAAGTCACAAGCACAACCATACATCCATTGGCCTAATCGTGGACCAATTATTGAAAAACAAATTCAAAAGATACTGACATTGACGAGGGGATAATGGTAAGTATATCATCAGCAGCAGCAAAACGAATTAAAACTATTATTGATGAAGAGGATTCATCACTAAAGTTGCGAGTGTTTGTTCAGGGTGGTGGTTGTACAGGATTTCAGTATGGATTTGCAATAGAAGAATTACCACCAGCAGAAGATGATTTTACTTTTGAGAAAGATGGTGTTTCAGTCATCATAGATAGTGTGAGTATGCAGTATTTGAATGAAGCAGAAATAGATTATACTGAAAGCATGATGGGTTCTAATTTTACTATTCGTAATCCTAACGTTAAAGCAACTTGTGGTTGTGGTTCATCTTTTGCCGTATGAAAACATTCAAAAATTATTTAAAGACAGATACTAAACAGCCACAAGAGTTTGTATCGAAAGCAGGTGCTGGTGAATGGGGTCGACCTGAACTAACTTCTAAATATCTTGATGATACACCTGGTCAAAGTACACAGCACTATAATAAATTTACAGGTGATTGGAAGATATCAGATAGAAATTAGTTATGATGGACGATAAGCATTATACTGATGAAGAGTTATGGCAAAGAGAAGAAGCCAAGATTGAAAAATTGCCTTTTGCTAAAAGACGATATGCAATATGTCTTGATTGTGAAGAAATAAGTAAGATAAAAATATGTAATAAGTGTGGATGTTTTATGCCGTTCAAAGTAAGACTTTCTGGTGTGGAGTGTCCTATAGGAAAATGGACTAAGGAATAAAGTGAAAGAAAAAGTTAAAATTGCAGGTATTGAGTATGACCTCGTATTAAAAACAACCGAAGAAATGAATGGATTAGTTGGATCAGCAGATTTCAATAAGCAACTCATCTCTATCAACAAAGATCATACTGAACAAACACAAAGAATTGCTGTATGCCATGAAATTCTACACATAGTAAGTGATGCATACGGTTTAAATCTTACCGAAGAGCAAGTAAAAATAGGCACTCATGCATTAATAGCATTGATTGAAGATAACAGAGAACTACTAACTATATAATTTTGGAGTTATAATGAAGGATTTGATAGTGGGTTGTGCGACTAATTATGATTGGTCGAAATTGAAGTATTGGGTAAATTCCATCAATCGATCAGGCTTTGAAGGTGATAAAGTTCTGATTCTCATGAATTGTGATAAAGATACCACAGATAAGATTTCTAATTCGGGTTTCTCTATCATTGCATTCAACCAAGATGCTAACGGTAATCTAACATATAACTCCAACATGATGGTTCATGTTGAGAGATTTTTCCATATCTACCAACTTCTAAAAAATAATTTATATCGATATGTAATTACTACCGATGTCAAAGATGTGGTATTTCAACAGAATCCATCGGTATGGTTAGAGAACAAATTTACTGATAGTGATGATCTGATATTCTCATCTGAAAGTATGAAATATAAAGATGAACCGTGGGGCAATCAGAATCTCATGGAAACATTTGGACCACAGATATATGAAGATTTCAAGAACAATACCATTTTTAACGTAGGCGTTCTTGCTGGTCGTGGATATGCCATGAGAGATTTGATGATGAATATTTTTGCATCATGTCTCCATCGTCCAATCAAAATCTGTGACCAATCTACCTTCAATTTTCTAATCTCACGACACCCATATTTGAAATCTTCCATTTATTCCAAATCAGAAGATGGATGGGCATGTCAATTAGGTACAACTGCTGATCCGAGTAAGATAGAACAGTTTCGTCCATTTCTACTTGAACCATCACCAAAAATGGAAGATGATAAAGTGTTGACATCCGAAGGAAAAGAGTATATAATAGTACATCAATATGATCGTGTTCCTGAGTGGAAGAAAGTGATTGAGGCAAAATATGACGACAAGTAATTTGAAAGAGATTTTCTGGAACCTAGAAAAGGGTTGTACCAAATGGTCAGGTTACTTTGATGTGTATGAACGACATCTGAGTAAGTTTGTTGGTAAAGCACCACGAATCCTAGAGATTGGTGTTCTTGGTGGTGGATCGATTGAGATGTGGTTAAAATACTTTGGTGAAGGCACTCAAGTTATTGGTGTTGATATTAATCCAGAATGTAAAAATTATGTGTATGATGGTAAAGTAGATATTGTAATGGGTGACCAAGGTGATCCACAATTTTGGGATCAATACCTAGCAGATAAGAAAGGTTTTGATATCGTTATCGATGATGGTTCACATGTAATGATTCATCAGATCACCACATTGAATAAAGTATTTCCAAGATTAAATGTTGGTGGTGTCTATATCTGCGAAGATACCCATACAAGTTACTGGCCACAACCTTGGGGTGGAATGTTTCGAGGTGCTGGTACATTCATGGAACATTCGAAACGTGTAACCGATGTATTAAATCATCAACACTTCCAAGGTCAACCAATGATGCCGGAAGTTCTAGCAAACTATAATTGCCTATACTCTGTAGCATTCTATAACAGCATGGTAGTGTTTGAACGAGAAGCATTGAAACCTTTTGGTATTACCGACAATAAAGCAAACGTAGGACGTGATCTATGAAGATAGCATTATGTCTATCTGGTCAAGCACGAAGTGTGGAAGCAGGTTACCAATTCCATAAAAAGAATATTCTTGATGGTAATGATGTAACGGTATTCTTTCACACATGGGCATCAGAAGATAATCCTTATGCAAAAGCATTGGAACTTTATAAGCCAGCAAACTGGTCAGTAGAAGAATCTTTGAATGTAGATTTGTCGAAGTACACTAGAACTCCACCACCATCACCAAACTGGAAAGTGAAAGATGGTCGCATGTCAACGTATGCTCAACTGTATGCGATTGAACGGTGCAATACAATGAAGTGTATCTACGAGCAAGAAAATGAAATAACATTTGATTGGGTAATTAGGTCACGATTCGATTTTGCCATCAATGCACGAATACCGTTTGATGAGTTAGACAATTCCAAACTATACATACCAAACTGTCGTATGGTACCAACCAGAGATTTTGGTAATGATCAGTTTGCATTCTCGTCATCGCAAAATATGGATGATTACGCAGCAGCATATCATTGGATTGACACATTCTATAATTCTGGTGTACAATATATGTGTGAAGATTTTATGAGTGCAAACTGGAAACGTGCTGGACTTGTTGGTGAGAAGTTAATGTATTGTGATATCAATCATCCATTTCCACCTGGTCCATACAATGGAACACCACACTCTCTCATTAGGGAAGATTTTGAAAAATGGCTGAAGTAAATTTAGTTATCTGTATGGCGGGTTACAACACTCGCTTTCATGACGTTGGTTTTGATATTCCAAAGTATCTGTTACCGTGGAATGGTGCAACAATCATTTATGATATTCTAAACAATCTTGACCGTCCAGTGCAAACTGTTTTAGTTGCTAATAAAAGAGACATTTATTTTAAAGAACAGTTAGTAGAAGCAATTCGTCCATTAGAATTGGATGAAAAGAATATTTTATACATTGGTGATACAAAGGGACAAGCACACACAGCCGCAGTTGGTATTGGACAACTATATCATCCAGAGATTCCAACGTTCATTCACAATGCAGATACGATTGTTAAGGGTCGTTCTTTAGATTTGATTGCATATTCAATGAACGATATGTACGATGCATATATTGATGTGTTCGTTGGTAATTCGCCAAAATATTCATATGTTCGTGCATTTGAAGATACTGTATTGGAAATTGTAGAGAAGAAACAAATCTCACCATATGCTTCATCTGGACTCTATGGGTTTCTAACAGCAAGCATGTACATGAGTTACTATGATTCTTGTATCCAACAAAACAATGAACTGTATGTCGCAGATGTAATTCAAAGTATGATTGGTGCGGGTAGAAAAGCGTTTATGAATGGACTTGGTAATAATCAAGAAACAATAGTGCTAGGCAGTCCACAAGAATATGGTATTGAGATAGCACGACAAACATTAGGTGCGAAATGACTATAATTATGCCTTTGAAAGGTGGTTCTCTTAGTAGAACATATAGAATGCCACAATATGATTTAGTGGGTAAAGAAATTGTCCGTGATAAGAATCGTGAGTATGGTTTTGTTCGTTGGTATTCTCAACTGAAGAAACTGCAACGATACAATACACAATATCCTAATCTGTTTCCAAAAGTTATTGGTGTTAATGTTGATGATAACAAAGCAACATTCAAAATAGAATACATGAAAGGTTTTCGTGACATCAAAACTATTCTTGCCAATGATACTCTGACCGATGACCAAATCTTCCGTATCAGTCAAGCAGTATGGAAAGGATTGAATCAACTTCATTCAGTCACACATGATCCAATACCTGGTGCCGGCAAATTATACTTTGAAGAAGAAGTTTGGCAGAAGTTAAAAGATGCTTTAATAATACCAGAGTTTGCCAACTTTCATGCTCATGGAACATATGAATACAATGGTAGAATAGTTCAGGGCATAGGAGCATCGATACATGACCTTGAAAATTTCTTCAAAGAATTGAAGTTAATACAAGAAGAAAACATTCATGGTAATCCTACACTAGAAAACATCCTCTATTCATTTGATGAAGATCGTGTGGTATTCATTGATGTCTATGATGAAAGCATGATAGATACTAGATTCTTGGATTATGCACAGGTTCTCCAATGTTCACGCAGTCACTATGGTTATATAAACGATAATAAGGTAGAGATAGGTGGTGTTTCTGTAACTCATAGGTTGCAGATACCAAAGAATTTTGAAACCTTTAACTATCATTTTGAGTCTGAGATTGCCGAACCAAGAACAAAAGAAATTGTGGATGTCTTTGAAGCAACACAGTTTATCCGTATGCTTCCATTCAAGGTGTTGGCAGGTGATATAGATAAAGCAAAGTTCTTTTATGTACATGCATGTTATTTGTTGAGTAAGGTTTTTAAATGAACGATTTTATGATGGATTACGACAAGTTCAAACGGACTTGGACAGTCAAAACAGAATTGCCAGTAGAGTTCAAACTAATGTACTCTGCTGATGTATTCAATCCAGCAAATCATGATCTTCTATCATATCAAACAAATGGTAGAGTGATGATTGTTATTGACCAGAATGTACACAAGTTCTATGCTGTACAACTGATGAACTATTTTAATTCCCACAATGTTAAGTATTGTATGTTGGTAATTGATACCAATGAAGAGTCTAAGAACTGGGAAGATGCAGATTATATTTTACAATTTTTTGAAGATGAAGGAGTGTTACGCCGTGAACCGATTATTGCCATTGGTGGTGGTGTCTTGCTTGACATTGTTGGCTTTGCTTGCAGCATTTATCGTCGTGGAATTCCATATATCAAAGTCCCCACAACACTTTTGGCAATTGTTGATGCCTCTGTCGGTTCAAAAGTAGCAATCAATCACTTTGAAAGACGCAATCGACTTGGTGCATATTATCCACCTATTGCCACACTGATTGACAAGAAGTTTATCAAGACACAAAATGAACGAGAGATTATTAATGGTATTGCTGAGATATTCAAGTTAGCAGTTATCAAATCGCCAGAACTATTTGCTCTGCTTGAAGAGAATGCTGAACTATTGATTGAAGAAAAGTTTCAACATGGTGCTGTACCAGTTCGTGTCATCAATCTTGCTATTACAGATATGATTGCTGAACTTGGACCAAATCTATGGGAAAAGAAATTAGATCGGTGTGTAGACTTTGGGCATACATTCAGTCCAGTCATTGAGATGGCAAACATACCAGAGTTGCTTCATGGTGAAGCCGTGGCACTTGATTGCTTGTATAGTTCATGCATTTCATCTTTGCGTGGACACCTAAGTGCATACACACTTAATAGAATATTTGATTTAGCAAAACGATTGAAACTGAAAACATTCCATGAAGATTTTACAAAGTTGGAATTACTTGAAAAAAGTCTAGCCGATGCGACTAAGCATAGAAATGGTAATCAGTTTGCGCCACTGCCAATAAGCATAGGTAACTATACGATTGTGAATGATATCACAGAGAAAGAAATGAAATACGCTATTGATCTTTTTAGGACTTATTATGAGTAAGAAAAATGCTGTAGTGACGGGTGCCAGTTATGGTTTGGGTGAAGAGATTTGCTATAAATTGATGGACGATGGTTATCATGTTTATGGACTATCACGCAGTAAACCACCAGAAAGTTTCTTGAATTTTCCTGAAGATTTTACGTGGATTGAATGTGACATATCAAAATATGATGAAGTTAAATTTGCATTCAAACAGATAAATCAATACACTGATATTCTAGTCAATAATGCTGGTGTATTTACTGGTGGAAAGTTTGCAGCACAAAATCACGAAGCAATTGATAAGATAATTGATGTGAATGTCAAAGGTGCAATGTATGTGACCAACGAAGCATTAAAGTGGATGCCATCAAAGTCACGCATATTCTTTATCAACTCAGTTTCTGGTTTGTATGAGATAGAGCATGAAGCAATCTATGGTGCATCCAAACATGCACTCACAGCATTTGCGGGTGTGTTGGGTAAAGAGTTACAGGGTCGTGGCATTTATGTTACAAGCATTCATCCTGGTAGTATTCAAACACCAATGCAACGAACTAATCCAAATAATGCACCAGGTAAATTTTTGAAACCAGAAGAGATTGCTAATCTGATTTCATATATCTGCAAGACTGAAAATGTAGAATACAAAACAATTAAAATGTTTCCAAACACAGAATGGCACCTGTAAAAGACAAAACGTTATTCATTGTCACCTCTGCTTTGAATCCAGAGATGGGCATTATCAATCGTGAAGATCGATTGAATCAAACTCTTGATGGTCTAAAGTCAATTCGTGAGAAAATGCCTGATGCGATAGTATTGATGGTCGATGGATCGCCAAACAAGATTGAAGAAGAAAAAGTCAAAGCACTCAAAGAGTATGTGAACTTTTTTGCGGATTTCTCACAAGATAAAGAAATACTCCAGTTCTCCACTACAGGTAGAAAAAGTGAAGCAGAGAATGTTCTCCTGTTTAAAACTATGATGTTGTTGAAGTTGGATGATGGAATGATAGATGTCATGGAGACTGTCAATAGAATAGTAAAACTGTCTGGTCGTACCATTCTAACTGATGGTTTTGATATCTCCGAACACAATCATTCTGGTAAATATGTGTTCAAGACCAGAATGCCTACATGGATAGCAGATGCCAGAAAAGAATTTGCCACAGACCTGTTGATTACTCGCATGTATTCATTCTGTCCAACCCTGATAGACAACTACATGAATTTGTGTTCTCTGAATGTCAATCTAATCAATCAGACTCATATTGACACCGAACATGCTCATTTCGTCAATATTGACAAGAATTTATTGGTGGAATTAGACACAATCCACTGTCAAGGCATTATGGCAGGCACTGGATTGACTGAAATCTACTAGATTATAAATACAAGAAAACCAACCCTGCTGTAGAGGCGGATAGATGAAATTTAGCGATTTCCTGCGTGAGCAGAAAGAAAAACATGCGGTATTGGCATTTGGAAGATTAAATCCGATTACTTCTGGCCACGAAAAATTAGTCAACAAAGTCAAAGATATTGCCGGCAGTGTCGGTGGTTCTCATGTCATAGTCCTATCCCATTCCCAAGACTCCAAAAAGAATCCTCTATCCGCAGCACAGAAAGTCAAACATGCCAAGAGAGCATTTCCTGGCACCAACTTTACCGCATCATCCAGAGAAGCACCAACATTTTTCGATGCTGCTGAAAAACTATACAAGCAAGGTGTAACTCATCTTCACATGGTTGGTGGTTCCGACCGTGTACCAGAATATAAACGACTATTAAACAAATATAACGGCACACAGGAAGGTGCTCGTTTCAATTTCAAATCTATCAAGGTACATTCTGCTGGTGAACGTGATCCAGACGCAGAAGGTACAACTGGTATCTCCGCATCCAAAATGCGTGAATATGCAGCAAGTGGTAACTACAAAGGATTTAAAAAAGGTGCACCATCTTCGATGTCAGATGCTCACGCTAAACAAATGTATAATGATGTTCGTAAAGGTATGAATCTGCATGAATCTATTCTTGCTGAAGGCGTACATGATAAAGCAATATTCAAAGCAGTATTTCTAGCAGGTGGTCCTGGTTCAGGTAAAGATTATGTTCTATCAAATACACTTGATGGACATGGCATGATTGAAATCAATTCGGATAAAGCACTAGAATATTTGATGGACAAAGAACACCTTGACAAGACAATGCCAGATAATGAAGCAGGACAACGCAATGTAGTTCGTAAAAAAGCAAAAGATATTACAGAAATTCGTCATCGTTTAGCACTTCAAGGTCGTAACGGTCTAATCATCAATGGTACTGGTGCTGATCCAAAAGAATATGAAGAGATTAAAAAGAAACTTGAAAAATTAGGTTATGATACTTCAATGGTGATGGTTAATACCGCAGATGAAGTTTCAAAAGCACGAAATGTAGAACGAGGTCAGCGTGGTGGTCGTACAGTACCAGAAGAAATTCGTAAGAAGAAATGGGAAGAAGTACAAGCGGCTCGTGCTCAGTTTGGTAAGATATTTCGCAACAGTTACATTGAATTTGATAACTCGGAAGATTTACGTCAAGCATCTCCAGATGTAGTAAAAGCAAAAAAAGAAGAGATGCAGCAAATTCACAAAGAAATACAAAAGTTTGTGAATGCACCTCCTAAGAATGAAAAAGCAAAACATTGGATTGCTACAGAATTAGGACAAAAAGATACTGCACCAATTTCTAAGACCGCACAGCCTCATCCAAGCGCAAGAACAAACGATGAGATGAATACGATGGGTCTTGAGTATTATGGCTTCGGTCGCTATGGCAAGAATGGTAAAGTTACACATCGTTCAGTACATGACCGTTTGGTACCTGTGGATAAAATTGCTAAAACAGTTGAGACACACAAAAATAAAATGGATAAAGCGATGGGTCCAAATGTAAAAGTACGAACAGAACCAAATCGCCATGACCGTGCAAGAGCAGCCAAGAATAAAGTCAATGAAGCATTCGAAGAGTTTTTACAAGAAGCGGTTACCGTAACAATCACTGGTGATACTGCTGAAGAAGTCAATCAAATGTTTAAGTTGCTGAAAAACGAAGGAGATGATGTCGATGAAGCAGTTGATTACGGCACATCGCTTTCTTCTAACGGTGCTTATAATGCTTTGACTTTAGGCAAACAGATTGTTACTGAAGAAACGCAAAAGAAACAAAAATTAATGGCGGATATCAATGGAAAACCAAGAGTATTTCATTTCCGCATGTCTGCCGCAAAAGAAGCACATCGTAATAATGGCACAGTTCACAAGATTGGAAAAAACTACGTTGTCAAAATTAGAGAGGACTTAAATGAAATATCTTCACCGACTAATAATGCTATTGAAGCAGTTTATGGACAAAATTTCTCCACCCCCGATGCAAAACAACTCGGCAAAGTTGGAACCAATTTTAGACCAAAAGGAAAACCCGCCCTCGACAAACCAGTCAGTGAGTCCCACAACGGAAGTGGAAGTCAAACCAGAACCAAGATTACCCTTTCAAAAATCAAAGAAAACTGGAACAAGAAAGTCCAAGAGTCCATCGACAAAGGCATAGAACCTGGTATATCAATGGCAGGTGCGGGTGAATCACCTGCTCGTGATATGGGCGAAAGATTGAGTAAAAAAGGTAAAGCAACACAAGTTATGCCTATTAAAGAACTAACTGGTGATGAAACTGGTGCAAGTATTGGTGACCAAAAAGAAGATGAACTAAAGAAAAAAGGTGTGTCACTAACATCATTCAGAAAGAGAAATTTTGTATGATAAAGTTTAATAATTTTTTAGAAGAAGCAAATAAATCTGGTGACTCATCTTTGCATGATTGGTTCACAAAAAGTAAATCGTCTGACGGTAAAGCAGGATGGGTTCAATTGGGTGGACGATACGCAGGAAAATCGTGTGCTAAACAACCAGGTCAAACAACAAAACCAAAATGTGGCAGTTCAAAAATGGCAGCAAACATGTCAGACAAAGAAGAAGATGCAGCAGCACGAAGAAAAAGGGCGCAAGATCCGAATCCAAATAGAAGTGGCAAACCAATAAATGTTCCAACAGAAGGGAAAAGAAAGATGAAAGAAAGCCTTGACGAATACATTGCCAAAGGTGAGTGCCCCGAATGTGGCGGTGTTATGATTTCTGAGAATGAATTAACAGAAGTTAAAGATGCGTGTTATCATAAAGTTAAATCACGTTATTCAGTATTTCCTTCAGCATATGCATCAGGTGCATTGGTCAAGTGCCGTAAAACGGGTGCTGCCAACTGGGGTAATAAAACTAAAAAAGAAGAAGTTGAACATAAAAGTTTTAAAGATTTCGTTACAGAAGCAGGTCGTTGCTGGGCAGGATATAAACCTGTAAAAGGAAAAAAAGCATTCACACCAGGTTCATGCGTAAAAGAAGAAGTGAAACTTGATGAAGGCGAGGCATGGACACGCAAAGAAGGTCAATCAGAATCGGGTGGTCTAAATCGTAAAGGTATTGAATCGTATCGTCGTGCTAACCCAGGTTCAAAGTTATCTATGGCTGTAACAACAAAGCCAAGCAAACTAAAAGCAGGATCAAAAGCAGCCAATCGTCGTAAATCATTTTGTGCCAGAATGGGCGGCATGAAACGTAGATTGACATCTGCAAAAACAGCACGTGATCCAGATTCACGTATCAACAAAGCACTAAGAAAGTGGAATTGCTAAGTGGCACAGTTTAGAACCGATAAGAATATAATCGATTCAGGACAAGTATTCACTCGTTATGAAGTGAATATGTTGTCTGATCGTCTCACTCCATCGGGCACATTAACTGATGCATTTGGTCGATTGCGTATTAGTGATGCTTTTACACTTTTTGATAGCACACATCGTTTTAGTGATAACGGATTGTGGGCAACATCAAATACGGCAGGAAACAGTTCTTATAGTTTTGTTGAAAATCAAAGTATGATCACAATGACTGTAGGAACTACATCAAATGCTGAAGTTATTCGTGAAACTACAAAAGTATTTTCTTATCAACCAGGTAAATCTTTGTTGATAATGAATTCGTTTGCTATGAACACACCAAAAGCAAATGTTTGTCAAAAAGTTGGATACTATGGAAATGATAATGGAGTTTATCTCGAAAATGATGGGACAACAAATTATTTTGTATTAAGAAGTAATACGTCAGGAACAGTAACAGAAACAAGAGTTGCACAATCTAATTGGAATAATGATAAATTTGATGGAACTGGATATGCTGCACAAATTGGTGGTGATGAACATGGTTCTGGAATAGATGTAGGTAAAACTAATATCCTCTGGATGGATATAGAATGGTTGGGTGTAGGTGATGTTCGATGTGGATTTGTTGTTGATGGAAGAATGATTTTAGCACACACGTTTCATAACGATAATGTAAATCAACAACCCTACATCACGACAGCATCACTACCATTACGCTTAGAGATAAAGAATACTGGAGTTACTGCAAGCAATTCAACGATGAAACAAATTTGTTCTACTGTGATATCAGAAGGTGGTTACAGTCTTACTGGAACTCAACAAGCAATACAAACACTCGTAGATACACCAATAGATTTAGCAACTGCTGGAACATATTATAATTTAATTTCTTTGAGATTAAAAACAACTCCGAATAGATTAGATGCGATTGCTATAATAACTGCAATTTCATTATTAGGCATAACAAATAATGCTGTATATAATTGGCAACTTAGAGCAAATGGAACAACAAATGGCGGGACATGGACAAGTGCAGGAGATAACTCTGCGGTAGAATATAAAATTGATGGTGGAACGATCACTGGCGGAAGAGTATTAGCATCTGGATTTACAACATCAACTACACAGAGTTCTGTTCCTGTGGATATTCTTAAAGAAGCACTATTCAAGTTTCAACTAGAAAGAAATGGATTAACTGGCACACCATATGAAATTACATTATGTGCCGCATCTCAAACTGCTGGTGCTGATATGTACGCATCAATAGATTGGGAAGAAGTTACAAGATAACAAAAACTAATAGGAGACACA